TTAGAAGTTAATATAATTTGTTAGTTTTTGTGTTGTTTCTTCTTTTTTGCTGTTAGTAATGTGTGTATATGTGTCCATAGTAGTTTTTATATTTGCGTGGCCCATTCTTTCTTGGACTTCTTTGTGATCTGCGCCTGCCTCATATAGCATTGATGCATGTGTATGTCTAAAACCATGCAGACCGATATAAGGTAAGCCGGCACGCTCACGATATATATTGTATCTTTCTGCCACTGACTGATTAATTGTGAAATTATTTTCGTCATTGGTAAACAAATAATTAGCTTTAGTAAATCCTAATTGAAATAAGTACTTTCTTTGTTCGAGCTTCCAAAATTTTAGTTGCTTTATAGTTTTTTCATCTAAATAAATTATTCGATTTGATTTTTTGGTTTTAGGAGTTTCAGATATATAATATTTATCTGAACGAGCTACAGTTTTTTTAATGGCCATTTCATTTGTTTTAAAATTAATATTGTCCCAAGTGAGTGCTAATATTTCGCCGATTCTACATCCGCTGAATGCTAATAGTCTAAAGAGCGTATAGTCTCTGTTTTTAAAATATGGATTCTGTTCTTGAGATACTTCATTTAGAAATAATTCCAACTGTTCTTTTGTATATAATTTTAATTTCTTTTCTGTTTTAATTTGTGGCTTTGGAATAAGTAAATTTAATGTTGGATTATCAGATGTTAAACCAATATTTATAGCATACTTAAAAACTTTATTCATATAGTTTATGAAAAGAGGGTACTGCTTTGAAGTTCCTTTTTCACTCCAATCATTTACTACCTTTTGACAATATGCCGTATTAATTTTAGAAAGCTTAATATTTCCAAATTTGGGATATATATGTTTATTAAAGATTATTTTAGTCCTTGAATATGAACTTTCTTTTACAGTTTTTTTGTAGCTTTCTAGCCATAATTCTGCTGCTTCTTTGAAAGTAGTATTTGTACTTGTGGGCATTCCTGTTTTTTGTAATTCTAGTTCTAACCTAGAAAGTGCTGTTTTTGCTTCTTTTTGTGTTCTAAATCCTCGTTTAGTAGTATATTTTTTCTTTCCAGTTAGCGGATCAATACCGAGATAAGTTTTAAAGTACCATGCTTTTTCGCCATTTTTCTTTTTATATTGTTTTATCATTGCCATCAATATTACCCCTATTCAAATTCTAATTCTGCCATGCTATCATTGAAAAATTCGATCAGTCCTTGTTCCTCTATAAATTCAAGCCATATTTCCTTCCCGTTAATTAATGGAACTCCTTTTTCTTTACGAATTGTTTGATACAAGTTAGTCACGACTTGTTTCCACATTTCTAATACAGCTTTATCTATTTTCTTATCATCCCAGCGTTTTTTTTGGGGTCTATTTTTGTTTTTTTCAATTTGATAATTAGTAGCTTTGATGATAAATGTTTCGTATCCGGTTGTGCTTTTTTCTAACCATTCTTTGAATTCTGTATATATCATTTTTGTTCACCTTTCTATTTTTGAACGTATGTTCTTTTTTGCTTAAAAAATTTTAGAGAGCTGCATAACAATAGATGCGAGCTTTTAATAATTCTTTCACAAGTGGTTCGAAGCGAACGCTTAAATTGTTATCTTCTATAAATTTCATGTAATTGATATTGTGTGGTTCTAATTCAGACTTTGCAATATATCTATCTAATAATTTTTCAATCATGAAGCGATCAGCCTCATATTCCATTTTTGAATGGAGAGAGAATGCTAAGTTATATAAAAAATAATTATCATGATGTTTAGAAGCGTGTCCTAATTCATGTAATAAGGTTCTTTGTCTTCTATACTTAGATAAATTAGCTTTTATTACTATGGTATTCATACAAGCAACATAATGGCCATCGGCATCAAGGTTTTCACGCTCTTCTACCTTAACGCCGAGTTCATTAATTATCATTTCAATTTGACTGTCCAAATGACTCACCTACTTATTTAGTTATCTTTTTTCTCTAAATATGCTTCAATCATAGCTGATAGTATTTCCCTATCATTATCGGTGAGCGGTTTTCCGTCGCTACTCATAACAGATGCTAAAGCTTCTTCCACGGTTAGTTTTCTTTCCTCTGGTGCAACTCCCGCGTTAGGATCATCTGTGCGTCCTAGCAAATAATCTGTTGATACATGGAAGTAGTCAGCAACTTTTTGCAAAGTTTCTATTTTAGGACTTTGTGTCTTCCATTTATAAATAGAGTTTTTTCCAAATCCTATTCTATTTTCTAATTCAGAAATAGAAATACCTCTTTTTTTACAGAGCTCTTTAACCCTTTCGAAAAGCATGTCAAATCAACCTTCCTAGAGCGTACGATAATAATTTATACAAAAAGATAGAAAGGTAGTTGACAAATCTATCCAATTGTCTTATATTTAACTCGTAAGCTAATTTAATAAGCTAACAAGCAACAAGAAATACACCTAATAAAATAAACGAATTCGAGGTCGGCAAACTAAGAATGTTAATTTTTAGGGTTTTTCTAGGCTTATTTAACTGTATATAAATATAAGACAGTTGGATAGAAATGTCAATAAAAATTAGCTAATTTTATTAGCTTACATATTTAAAGAAAAGGAGGAAACATCATGAAACAAAATAAAAAAACTCCTTCCGCAAAAGGAGCTTTAATAACTTTAAATTTTAAAGACCAAAAGTTTAGTGCTGTTGTTGATGAAATTCATCCACAAGAGCATCAAAAAAATTCTTTTGCAACTGACGAGAAAAAGACTCAGAAACGCTCTGAGAAAGTTCTTCGAATAATTCAATTTCTGTTGGAAAAGATTCGTCATTTTGGAAGTCTATTTTGAATTCTTTATTAACAGTCTTGAATACGGTTTGTTTGAATAAGGCGTCGACATCCATATTAAATTCTTCCATACTATTTTCACCTCGCTTTCTATTCAAAATTATATCAAAGAAAGGAATGAGCAAAAATGAACACACCGCAAATTTTTAACTTTGAACAACATGAAGTAAGAACAGTAACAATACATGATGAACCATTTTTTGTTGGAAAAGATGTGGCTAAAGTTCTAGGGTACCAAAATGGTAGTAGAGATATTAACAGACACGTCGATGTAGAAGATCGGCAAAACTACCAAAACGGTACTTTTGAATCGCCTAGAGGGTTAACTATTATTAACGAATCAGGTTTGTACTCCTTAATTTTAGGAAGCAAACAACCAAATGCTAAGAAATTTAAACGTTGGGTGACTAGCGAAGTGTTGCCAGCAATTAGAAAACATGGAGGTTATCTAACTCCAGAAAAAGTAGAAGAAGCTTTGCTTAATCCAGATACAATCATCCAATTAGCAACTAAGTTGAAAGAAGAACGTACTGGAAGACTAATCGCAGAACAAAAAATTGCAGAATACGAACCCAAAATTTCGTATTTGGATAGTATCTTATCTTCTACAGATTCAGTAACTATTAGTCAAATCGCGGCTGATTATGGGATGTCTCCACAACAGATGAACAAACTACTTCATAAGCTAGGTATTCAGAAAAAAGTAGGCAACCAATGGTTATTATGCAAAAAACACATGAGACAGGGTTACACAAAATCTCATACAACTGAGATTCCGAAATCTGATGGCGGAACAAAAGTTGTGATGAATACAAAATGGACTCAAAAAGGGCGTCTGTTCATTTATGAGTCGCTGAAAAAAGAAGGATATATTCCAGAAATCGATTTATTAGAGGAGGAATGACGATGTCACAAGAATTTATTTTGAAAGTCAGAATTCAATTAGCAAAATACGGAAAGTCTCAGAACTGGTTAGCTGATACTATCGGAATTTCTAGACCATATATGTCGGACATTATGAATGGGCGTAGAAAACCAGATAAACAAATCAAGCCAATTGAGGCAGCACTAGCAGAGTTAGAGAAGGAGAAATAACATGCAAATAACAATTCCAGATAATTTAGTAGTTTCCGAATTAACTACACAGATTACGAATGCTGTTCTTAATTCATTGGACGAACGATTACACCTTATGAACAAATCAGTAGAGCTTCCTCCATATCCAAACAAATCAGAGGTAAAAAAAGTTTTAGGCATTGGTGATGACAAATTAACACATTGGATAAGCCTAGGCTTAAAAACACAGCAGTGGAGCAAGTTAGACATCAGAATTGAACGATCGGAACTCCAAAGATTTTTGAAAGAAAACTTTGAGTTCTAAAGGCAAAGGAGAATGATTTTATGTCCTACACATTGCAACAAGAACATCAAATTCTAGGTCTGATTAAACAGCGTAGAAAACAATTACAAGATGATCGTGCAGCGCTTAGAAAATCCGATGAGCTATCAGATAGACAAGCTGAACTAATTGCTTCTGAACTTGAGGATTTGAGAATGCTAGAAATAAAAAATAGGGAGATTAGATTATGAAGAAGACAGACACACTTTTTATAGGATTCATTTTGGGGTTATTAGTGATTGTAGCGCACCAAAGTATTATCGGAGGAAGCTTGTTCGCAGCATTGATGGTTTTAATCAATCTGCTTGACTCAAAAGAAAGGAGCAACTATGGCACGAGAAGAAGCGCTAAAAATCGGTAAAGTGATTGCTGATAATTGGTGGGCAAATAGCCGTTCTATTATTTTAAGCAAGCAACATATCGAAAAGAAAAAAGCATGGCAACAAATAAAAAAGTGACTCCGCCGACCAAAGCAATGAGTCACTCAAAAAATCATAACTAAGGAGATTTTAACATATGGAAAATGAACTTTCCACTCTAGATCAATATTTGGCCGATCCTGATTGGGGCAAATCGAATTTACAACTGGTTGCTAACAAGTACGAAAAATCAATTGATGAAGCAATTGTTGCATTGACTGATGCAGCTTCCATAACCGCTGATGACAGTAAATGGACCAAGAGAGACTTGGGCATTCTAAAACGAGGCGTTAATTGGCTTGAAGATCAGTACAGAGAAGAAACAAAAGAGAAGTGATATGAGTGTTTAAACCACTAATAGATTCATACTCGGCGGTACTAAAGAAATTTAAAGGTAACGACATTGGTGCAACAATCAACGAAGAAGTAAATATCGAACGGCTGAAAACGATGTATGACGGATATGATGGCGATCGAGTCATTGAAATTCGCTTTATTGATCCACGACGGTTCACAGTACAGCAAAGAAACTTCATCTATGCGCTCATAGGCGATATTTTCATCGATACAGGCATGCCAACGGACTTCTGGAAGGAATTCTTCTACTTCCGTTTTGAAGGTGTCACAGGGCGCGAAATAAGCCTCAAAGACGAATCGAATACAACCGTGAGTGATGCCAATATCTTAGCGAATATCATCCTAGATTTCATCTTTGAACATCATATTCCTTTCAAAGAAGGATATGAGATTTTACCAGCGAATCAAGAGTATTACTTCTACAAATGCATTACAAAAAGAGTCTGCTGCATCTGTGGCAAAACAGGAGCTGATATCGATCACTTTGACAAAGCGCTGGGAAGACGAAAGCGCAAAGAAGTTGATCATTCAGAGTACACATTTGCAGCACTCTGCAGAATCCATCACACAGAGAAACACAAAATAGGTGTGATCAATTTCAAAAATAAATATCAAATCAAAGGGATCAAGTTAAACCAGGAAACAATTAAAAAGTTAAGGATAGGAGGATAAATTTGGCTGAGATAAGTTGGATCAAACTTAAAACTACTATGTTTGACGATGAAAAAATACGATTAATCCAAGCTGTTCCTGAGTCGGATGCCATCATCGTTATATGGATTCGATTACTAGTTTTAGCAGGAAAGACTAACGACGATGGTCTGATATATATCCAGAGGAACATGCCTTATACCGAAGAAATGCTTGCTACATTGTTTGGCAAAAACGTAAATACGGTTCGCTTAGCGCTAACTACATTGGCAAATTTCAACATGATTGATCTAAGCAGTGATGGACTAATTGCCATCAGTAATTGGGAAAAACATCAAAATATCGAGGGTATGGATAAAGTAAGGCTAAAAAATGCTGAAAGAAACCGTAAATACAGGGAAAGAAAGAGACAGGAACGTCTCAAATTGGAAAATGACGTTAGCGTGACGTCACGTGACGGTACAGATAAAGATATAGAAGAAGATAAAGATATAGATAAAGAAGAAAAGAAAGGTAAGTATTCTGACGAACACTTACGCCTTGCTAAAAAGTTGCAAAGTAATTTAACTGAAGATTTTCCAAAAGAAATGAACAAAGTAGATATCGAAAAATGGGCAGACACAATCAGGTTGATGGAAGAAAGAGATAAAGCATCTATAGAAGCGATTGAGTATGTGATCAATTGGCTACCTACAAATGAATTTTGGTTTGGAAATATTAGAAGTGCTAAGAAATTGAGAGAAAAATTTGAGAAGCTCAAATTCGAAATCAAAGCAGACAAGAAGAATCATAAAAAGCAAAGTCAAAAACTACAGTACAGCAATCCTAGTGAATATGACGACTTGCCAATTTAAAAAGGAGATGCATCACATGGAAAGCCTAGCAAATGCTATGGAGAAACTAATAAGAAGAGTATTAGTGCAAAGCGGAAAATGTCCAGAATGTAGCGAACCTTTGTATAGTTGGCGAGCTAAAAATAAGGATGGTTCAGAACGTTGTAAACCAACATGCATGAGTTGTGGTTATAAAGCGTTACGTGTGAAAGAGGATATACAGACCGAACGGATATATAACGATAGCTTAAAAGCACGAGCGTTGAGTTTTTTTCAAAATGGTTCGGTATTAACAGATAAAACTTTGTTTAAATGCAAAATGGAAAATTATCACGTAGTGGATCAAGAAACAAAAATCGCTTTAGAAAAAGCAAAAAGCTATACGAATGAGGTTCTGCTGAACCATCCTGCACATTTCATTCTATCAGGGAAATCAGGAAGCGGAAAAAGCCACTTATCAATGGCCACAGCTTGGGAAATACTTGAGCGCTCAAATTATGACAAGAAAATACTTTTTATAAGCTATCAAGAATTATTAGAGCAAATAAAGTTTTCTTATAACAATACTGAACTGAGAAAAGAAATTGAAGGATCGCTTATAGCCGATATTAAAACAACTGATTTGGTGGTTTTTGACGATATTGGAGCTGAATTAGGTAGTGGGGTATCAAATAGTAGGCAGTTTACAAACAACACGTTAAACACGCTCTTAGAAGCCAGACAGAACAAGGCAACGATCATCACAACAAACTTATCTGGTCCTGAACTAAGAGAAGCCTACGGTGAAAGAATTGTTTCTAGGATATTTAAGAATTCAGAAGGTTATGCGCTGAAATTCCAACAAACAGCAGACAAGCGCATAAAACCAGTGAAAGGTAGTATCGCATGAATAAATACCGTAATAAAAAAACTGTTCATCGAGGTATCAAGTTTGATTCTATCGCAGAAGCAGAGTATTACGATCTAGCCTTGTGGCAAGCTGAAGCAAATGGCTGGAAAGTAAAACTTCAGGAAAGATTTGAGCTGATGCCGAAATTTGAACTAGACGGAAAGAAGTATCGCAAGATCGAGTATATTCCCGACTTCACATTTTATAAAAACGGCAAACTTGTCAAAGTCGTAGATGTCAAAGGAATGCAGACAAAAGACTTTAAGATCAAGGCAAAGTTGTTCTGTCATCAATATCAAGCGCCGTTGATATTAGCTAAAAAATATCGGAATACGTTCAAGGAAGAGCGTTTTTAACGAGGTGGTCCATCATGACAACAGAAGAAGTGATTCAAATGCGTATTCGAAACATTCAGCGTGAAATTGACGATCTAGAACGAACAAAGGCAGTGATGGTCAATGAAACGGCGAGAAAGGCAATCGATTTGCACATAGAGAACTTAAGAAGGGAAATTCGTAGATTGGAGGAATGAGCGTGGATAAGAAAGCGACAATGAAACGAATTGCTGAATTAACCAAGTCAGAATCTTGGCAGGAAGACAAAGAAATAGTTGCAGAAGTCCAAAAGCTCGGTAAATCAATGTGGACTGAAAAGCCTAAACGGAAAACGCCGAGAAAAATTGCAATCTGGCATGGTGATCGAATTCTAGTAACAGGTACAGCTGAACAGTTATCTGAAATTACTGGATTAAGCAAAAACATTATCTGGGATAGAGCTAGGAGCTTATGGATTGATTCAAAAGGACGACAGTTTAGGTATGTGGAGGAGAGATAATGGATCTCATTACACAATACAGTGACATCATCCTCAAGAAAATCATGATGAAGATTCAGAAAGACAAAAAATCAAAAGAACGAGCTGAATTAGTTAAGTTAGAAATGGCTGAAACAGGAGCAGGAGTGCGAAGTAGCAGGCATTGGAAAGCAGCAGCAAACATTGAATTTTATTACAACGAAATTCAAAAAGGGTTCGATCAGATGCGTGAGCTGGATCGGCAAACAAATTGGAGCAAGAAACTTCATCAAGATCGTTTCAAATTTGTAGAGAAGTATAAAGAAATATTAGAAGAGTATTTGAGGAGGACAGCAAATGATAAAAAAACTCGTTCAATTCAGCATGGATTTATATGATATCGAATCAGGAGCAACACTATCTGTGGAATCGGACCATCTAATCATAAATTTTGGTGGAAAGCGCCAGATTATTTTGTGGGTAGTTGATGATGTACTGTTTCCAGAAATTGTTCATGATTTCGAAGAATCAAAAGCGGTTGAGTTTGAAATAGTGAAAAAAGTAATGGAATTGATTGAAAAATACGAGGAGGACAGCGAATGATACCGAAGTTTAGAGCGTGGGATAGAGAAAAAGACAGAATGAAGGCAGTAGCTTTGGTTGAATTTGCTGAGGCGTATAAATCAGGAGAACTCATTTCACGTACAAAATAAAAAAAGTCGGATTCCTCCGACTATGAATAATATTTCCGACATAAGTATTATATCATAATTGGGGGAATCAGAGGATGGTACTTTTCGATGTAAAGAAATATGAGACACCAAGCGCGAAAGATGTTGATATGGAACGCACAAAACATAATGTCGCTGTGTTTCTTTCAGCATATCTATCAGCTAGATGTAGAGTAGGGCAACCTCGAGAACCAAAAGTGACAGCATCATACTCCTTGGTTCCACCATCTACAGCTAATCATGATTTTGAAGCCGAAAGAATGTTGATTGATAAAGAAGAAGCACAAGAAGAATTTGAGTATTTGCATAAATTGTTTATTAGAGGATACTCTGCTATACAGCATCCGCACAAACCCGATGTGACTGAAAGGCGCAAGAAGATATTCTATGATCGTTATATCAATGGTCTGCCCATTTATGTAACTGCTCAAAGGAATAATACTAGCGAAGAATCGGTTAAAGTAGAATCAAACAGAATTATCATCCAATTTGCTTCATCGTTAGAACTGGTTGCTTTCAAGTAGCCAGTTTTTACACTTTTTATACCCTTTTATTACCAATTTGGTTTCCATTTTATACCTTTTTTATACCAATCACTTACCTATTCAATGTTGTATTATGATAGTGTCGAAAGATTAGTGATAGGTCTGAGACAAAATAATAATAAAAGGAACATCGTTTTATTATTGTTTCACAATTAAGCTTCGATAGATAGCGACGGAAATATTAAGAATAAGGATGTGAATTCCAACTCCTTCTAAATTGTTCTTATTATCTATCATCCGTTGCTGTCTATTGTCATTATGTCATTGTGGCGGAAAGGGTAGACGCATTGAGGGAGAGAGTACATGCGTATCGGAAACGTATATCTGATATCAAAAGTCCCTTATCAAAAATTATTGTACTCATGCAAGGTTCGATTCATTGCCAGTGACTTAAGGAACCTACGGAAACAATTCATCTTATCGGATGCCGATGAATTGGCTGACTAGTCGGGATGCTACTAGCAGTTAGAAGGCATAAAATACTAGCGCAGACGTGCGCCACTCTCAGGTGTAGGTTAGGAGAGAAACATTAGTTGGGGTTATTAGGAATACGATAACCTGCTTGCGACAAAGCTTTGTACTGTCGCGTTGGTCATGAACAGAGACGGTATTCTGTTTCAGTATTCGTTAGCAACCGAGGGATGTGGCAGTGGTGAGGCGCAGGAAGTATTAGACTTGTCTGTGTGTAGGTTGCTATTACATATTAGATCACTCTTTGAGTGGTCTTTTTATTTTGAAAGGAGTTTTATCTATGAATGATTTTCATGAGGCAATGCTTATGGCGAATGTCCCAACGAATATGGGAGATGTCTATAAGAAAGCAATAGAAGCAGAGAACAGTCCTACTGGTTTACGAAACAATTGGAACGGCACCTATGCAAATGTGCAAGTAGATAAAGATAATCGTGGGATAGCAATGGATGTGTTGGTTATTTCTTTATTATCCCACACTTTACCCAATTTGCAGGAAACTGTTGAATGGTATGAACGAATGGGTGCAAAAGTAATTAGCACAAATTACAAAGGAGAGAATCAAAATGGCAATGATCAAAATTAGAACAACCATCACAGGAACAGAGTATTGGGATTCAGAAAAGAAAAAGACTGTCGTAGTTCCGAAAGGTCAAGAACCTGATTTTGAAGCAACGGAAGAAAAAGGAATATTAAGTGATGGTAAAACGTTTGTGGCTGTTAATGGTGAACTTATTACTAATAGCAGTGAAATTCTTGATAGCGATGGAAACACTGCTGCTGACTTTGATGGAGAAAAACTTACCGATGATCAGTCCGATGGAGACACAGATGAGTTAGAAGATATGACTGCAAAAGAATTACGTGCATATGCTAAGAAACATGGCATTGATATTCCTGGTGCTGTCCGTGCAAAAGGAGACATCATCCATCTTATTCGTGAAGCAGAATGAAGTACTGTCAGTTTGACGGATGCACGAACAAGATAGCAAAGGGTATCTACTGTACTGAACACAAGAGATCAAGCAGATCACGCAAGAAGAAGCAGCAAGCAAAGTCTGTTTATCATCATGAGAACAAACCATTCTATCGAACGCAAGCATGGAAAGATATGCGCCAATTTATTTACGAAAGAGAAGGTGGCCACTGTCAGCGATGTGGTCAGTTCATCTTTGGAAAGAGGGCACACGTCCATCACATTGTACCAATCAAAGACAATGAACTGCTTAAGCTTGATCCAAACAATCTCATGCTTTTATGTTCAAAATGTCATCCAATTGTTGAAAACGAAACAGAAGACAAAAAAGTTTTTCCTTCGTATTTTAATTAACCTCCCCTATCCATTTTCAAAATTTTTTCGCGTGGGGAGATAGGGTAGCGGGGAGTCACGCGCATCGTTAGGTCAAATTTTTCAAAAAACAAAGGGGGGTGTATACAAGTATGACGACTAAAGCGCAACGTAAAGCGATTGTTGATGAAAAAGTAAGTGCTGAAAAAGCTCGTATTTTAAAAATAATGAATTTGTCTGATTTGTACACCATCACTCTTGATCCATTAATCGAATCATATTTGGATATTTTTGAAATTTACCAACACAAATATCTTTTGTGGAAGGAAAAAGGCTTTCCGGAGACGCAAAAATTCACGAATAAATCAGGTGCCACTAATCAATCGAAGCATCCATTGGCGCAGCAAGTAGAAACTTGGTCAGATAAGAAAATGAAAGCTCTAGATTTGTTGGGGCTAACGAATAAGGCTAAAACTGGTAGACAAATAACTGGCGGATCGACTGCAAGAAAAGATGAAGAAATTACACGTCCAGAAGAAAAGCCAGTAGATGAACTAGCAGCGCACAGAAACAAATGGCGTAAGAAGGCAGGTACTGAAAAATGATCGAACCTGGTGTAAATTATGCCGATTTATTTGCAAAAGAAGTAAGAAAGAAACCTGGGAAATATCCTAAAACTGTTCGTTTGGCAGTGGATCGTTGGTATCGGTGGAAAAAACGTAAAGATATTTGGTTTGATGTAGATCGTGCGAATGAAATGATGGACTGGGTTGAGTCGTTTATTGTTCACACAAAAGGTGAGATGGTTGGAAAGCCATTCATTTTAGAACCTTGGGAAAAATTTATTTACTCGTGGATGTATGGATGGGTTAAAGAAAATGAAAAAGGGCAAATTGTCCGTGTTACTCGTGAAGCGTATGTCCAAATCCCTAAAAAGAACGGTAAAACATTGATTGCTGTCGGTTCATTAGGCTATGCAATGTATGGAGAAGGTGCTTTGTCAGTCGATTGTTATGCATGCGCTTCTGACTTTGCTCAAGCTCAATATGCTGCCAAACCTTTTGCAGCTACAATATTAAACAATCCAATCCTACTTGAAGGAACTAAAATATTCAAAGGACCAAAGGGAACTGTTTCTAGTATTACTTATGATTATATTCATGAAGATATGGCTTATTCGAATAAATTTATTGTTCAAACGAAGAATATCGATAACATTGAGGGTTCTAATCCATATTTTGTATTGAATGATGAGCTGCATAAGCAAGAGAAAATGGAACAGTATGACAATTTTAAGTCTGCACAAATCTCTTTGCCACAACCATTGATGTTTAATATTTCAACTGCTGGGAAAGGTTCATCGTCTGTTGGAATGCGCGTATATCGTGAAGCAAAAGAAGTGTTGAAACGTGATGATAATGATTCGAACTTTGTTCTAATCTATGAACCAAATAAAAACTATGATTGGACGGATAGAAAAGTTTGGGAAATGTGCAATCCTAACTGGGGAATATCAGTTGATCTTTCCGCCTTGGAGTCAGCGTTTAAAACGGCACAACGTTCAGCACATTCAAAAGCCGAGTTTCTAACGAAGCACTTGGATGTATTTGTAAACGGTGCGGATAATTTCTTTGAACAGGATCAAGTAGAGCCGTGTTTGGTTACTACCCAAGAGCTTGGAAATTTAAGTGGTGAACCTTGTTACATTGGTTTGGATTTATCACGCACACGAGATTTGACCTGTGTGTCTTTAAACTTCCCAACGTGGGATGAAGATGGAAAAGCGGTCCTTAAAGTGAAGCAGCTTTATTTTATTCCCAATGAAGATTTAGAGTTTCGAGAAAAAGAAGATAATGTTCCGTATAGTGATTTAGCTGAGCAAGGGTTTGTTGAATTTTGCGATGGCAAAATGATTGATCAAGATCAAATATTGCAGTATATCGAAGACTGCATGGATTTATACGATATACAACAAGTGAATTATGATCCAGCGATGAGCGACAAACTTGTTGAGAAATTGGAGAACTTAGGATTGGAATGCGTTGAGGTTGCCCAATATCCTAAAGTGTTGAACGCTCCTTTTGATGATGTCGAACGGTTGTTTTATGAGAAACGAATTCAATTTGATAATCCATTGTTCCTTTATTGCACCTTGAACGTTGTAGCAATCACTAACATCAACGGACAAAAAGCGCCAAGTAAACGTCAATCAAAGAAAAAGATTGATGGTTTCGTGGCGTTTTTGTGTGGTCATAAGGAAACGATGAATCAGATGACAGATATTGATTCGGATGAATTAGATGATTACCTTAGTTCCATCTATAGATAAATAGAAAGGCGGTGAGAAATATTGAAATTACGTGATCGGTTATCGAATGCAGTCTATTCCTTTATGGAAAAGCGTGGGTACATCGAGGATATGTTTGGCCACTATACGCGTTACGGTCAAAGATATGTAACAGATTCCTCTATCATGGAATCTTCTGATGTTTATGAATTGGTCCAGGATATCTCAAACCAGGTAGCGTTGTCCTCACCTGTTGTCATAGGTCCAGACGGTAATGAAGTGAAGGACCACCACTTGCTAAAAATTTTGAAGAATCCCAATGATTATTTGACCGGATTCGAATTTACCAAATTGGAAACAAATACCCTACTGATCAATGGTGAGACATTCCCATTAACAGATCGGGACCAGCTTCATTTGGCATACGGTGTAACCACTAAAATCAATGAACGACTTCAAGAAGAATTTGAAATGAATGGACAAAAAATACCTGGTCAAATGATTCGACATATTAAGAACATCGGAACTGATTCATTAAAAGGTGCTGGAATAATTGACCTTGCAAGAAACACTCTGGAAGGCGTTCTGAGCGCTGAAAAAGTTTTGACGGACAAATATACTAAAGGTGGTTTACTCGCGTTCATGCTTAAACTGGACGCCCACATCAATCCAAATAATAGCGCCCAAACGAAAATTGTCAAAGCTATATTGGATCAACTGGAAGGAACGCAAAATGACAGTGATCATTCTGTTAAGATGATTCCTCTGGGAAAAGGATATTCCATCGAGACGTTAAAAAGTCCTGTTGATGACGCGGCTATTTTGAACTATTTAGGTGTTTATAAAAAAGACTTAGGTAAATTTTTAGGAATCAATGTTGATACGTATCAATCGTTGATGAAAACAGACATTGAAAAAGCGATGATGTATCTGCATAACAAAGCAATCAAACCAATATTGAAGAACAAGAGCGAACATTACACCGCTCTTTTTTTTATGCCAAATTCTGGCTATCGGGTGGAATGGAAAATCAACATCTTGGATTTTGTTCCTTACTCAACAAAAACAAATATTGGCTACAACATCGTACGTACTGGGATTACAAGTCCAGATAATGTGGCAGAAATGCTTGGTTTCCCTAAACAGAACACTCCAGAAACACAAGCTATCTATATTTCAAATGACTTATCTAGGATTGGCCAGAAAAATGCAACAGATGATTCCTTACCAACGAATGATCAAAACGTGAAAGGGGGTGATGGAAATGAAGAAGAAGGAAATTCGCACGATTGACATCACCAATTTTTCAACACGTTCAGATGAAGAGACTCATACTAGGATAATTAGCGGCTACGCTGCTGTATTCAACAGTCCAACACTTTTATGGGATGACTTAAGCGAAGTGATTGTTCCTGGTGCATTCTCAAAGGCAATTAGTAATTCAGATGTTCGTTGTTTGTTCAATCATGATTGGTCCAATGTGCTAGGACGTACTAAAAGCGGGACCCTTCGACTTGAAGAAGATGAACGTGGATTGAAATTCGAAGTTGATTTACCAGACACAACGGTAGCAAGGGATTTAATCAAATCGATGGAACGTGGCGATATCAATCAATGTAGTTTTGGATTTATACCAACTGAAGAAACATGGGATTACAATTCAGAACCTATGCTTCGAACAATTAGCGAAGTGGAATTATATGAAGTTTCTATTGTTCCTTTGCCGGCTTATGAAGATACAGAGGCAGCGCTAAGGAGCCGTGATGATTTAGAAAAAAATATTGCACAAAGAAAAAATTTAATAAAAAAAATCAATCAAGCGCTAGAAGCGTAGGAGGAAACTATTATGGACAAAAAATTATTGAAAAAATTACAAGCTCGTCATGAGCAACGCTTAACGGAATTACGCGGACGAATCGAATCTGGTGAAGTACGTGAAGCAGATTTAGAAGCCGTGAAAGAAGAAATTGACAGTGTTATTGATGAATTGAACGGAATTAAAGACGAATTAGGCGCAGATTCTGGAACTGATGAAACAGACGACAATACAGATGATCAATCGAATAGTACGGATTCAGACGAAAGCCGTTCTGGTGAAGACAACGATCAAGAAGAAGATTCAGACAGTGAAGATAGTTCAGAAAATCGTTCTGGAATGATTACTCAACAGCAACGAGATGGATTACTTGGATCAATTAAGAACGGATTGGAGGCACGTGCAAAAATGACCAATAAACAAAAAGATCAACAACTACGAAAAGCATTTGCTAATTTTGTAGTTGGAAATATTTCTGAAGCAGAAGCTCGAGCTTTAGGGATTGAAGCTGGCAACGGTTCAGTTACTGTCCCAGAAGTAATTGCATCTGAAGTTATTACTTATGCTCAAGAAGAAAATTTACTTCGTAAATACGGAACAGTGGTGCGAACATCAGGAGATGTCAAATATCCAATTCTTGTGAAGAAAGCAGATGCGAATGTAAACAAGGAAGAGCGTTCAACTGATATTGCTGAAACAGCTATTCAGTTTGATGAAATTTTGCTTGATCCTGCCGAATTCGATGCTTTGGCAACAGTAACTAAAAAATTACTAAAAATGTCTGGTGTTCCAGTTGAAGATATTGTTGTGGAAGAATTGAAAAAAGCTTATGTGCGTAAAGAAATCAATTATATGTTCAATGGTGATGACGCTGGAAATGAAAATCCTGGTGCATTAGCCAAAAAGGCTGTAGCATTTGAAAAACCTTTAGATCTAACTGCTGCAGGTGCTGGGCAAAAATTATATGATGCATTAATCGAATTTAAAAATACACCAGTGACAGAAGTGATGAAAAAGGGACGCTTTATTATTAATCGAGCTGCTTTGACTGCTATTGAAAAAATGAAAACAGATGATGGATTTCCTTTGTTGCGTCCATTTACACAAGCAGAAGGTGGAATTGGTTACCAATTAGTTGGCTATCCTGTGGATTGGACAGATGCAGCAGATAAAAAGGGTAAACCAGACACACCAGTTTTATATTTTGGCGATTTTTCTGCATTTAAAATTCAAGAAGTTATTGGTGCCTTGGAAATTCAAAAACTTGTTGAAAAATTCTCTGGTAAAAATCAAATTGGATTCCAAATTTACAACTTGCTAGATGGTCAATTGGTTTATTCTCCATTTGAACCGGCAGTATATCGCTACGAAATTACAAAACCAGTTGGTGGTTAAGATGGAAGAGCAAACTAAAGAATTGTCTTTAGAGGAAAAATTCAAATCACATATTCATTTTGAAGAGGGCATGGATGATTCTTTGCTCTCTTTTTATTTAAATATGGCAAAAGATTATGTCAAAACAGCAACTGGTGGCCAACAAGAATATCTTATTTTGATGGTTGCCGGCATTGCCTATGAATATAGAGTTTCAGAGGATGAACTCGACAAAGCTATGAATGCCATGACGCCATTTATCGTGCAAGGAGCGATTCAAAATGCCGAAGAGACAGACTAATAATCTCAGATGGAAAGCCGAATTGCTAGACATCAAAACAGGAACAGACGGAAACGATCGTCCAACTACAATTTACGAATTTAAGCGTCTAATATTCTATGAAGAACTCGGTGTGACTTCTCAAGAAAAATATTTATCACAGCAAGCCAAGACAGACGTTGTCAGACGAATTAAAGTCAGATGGGATAAATCCATCACAGAGAAATTAAGTGCGCTCAAAATTGATTCTGTAACGTATAACATTACTCGCATTTATACGAATCCCGATGCAAGAGAAATGGAGTTGAGTTTAGATTATGTCGATTAGCTTTGATGAATTGAAAACAGCGCTGAAATCAACAAAGTTACCAGTGTTCAGAGACAAAGCCAGATTAGGGACGATGTATCCATACATTGTGTACTCAAATGTGAGTAACAGCAAAAAAATGGCATCCGGTAAAGTCTATAAAAAATTACCTTATTACCAAGTCTCTTTTTTTACACTTGGAACAGAACAGGATTTAGTTGTTATTGAACAAGCGCTGCAAAATGCTGGCATTCCATATTCAGACTTTACAGGTATACAAGGTGATGAGAATGACGATACCGTGACCAACTATTACACATATGTGAGGTGTGTGGAAAATGCCAAGTAATAAGAATGGTTTTTCTGAAATATCGGATTATTTAGGGAATCTTTCTAGAGTTGATCCAAAAAAATTATCATTGGAATCTTTAGAAGAAGCTGCAAAGTTTTACCTAGAGCAGTTGCTTCCTAATATTCCTAAGTCCCTGCTTAAAAAGAAGCATATGAGCGAACAAATAAAAGTTGTTGTTGAAGAAGACCGAGTGAAAGTCCAGTTTGAAGAGACTGCTTTTCACTGGCGCTTTACCGAAAATGGTACGACAAAACAAAAAGCACAACACTTTGCAAGCGGTACGTATGAACAAAATAAAGAAAAAATCGAAGAGATCATGACGAAGAAAATACTTGATTTATGGGAAGGATGATTTTAATTGGGAAAGCAAGATACTTTTTATTTTGAAGGATTGGACGACATTTTAATCGCGATGATGGCAACGCCAGATTCTGTTGGAACTGCTCCGACTTATAGTGAAGTTGTCCGGTTGCCTATCGCTACAAAAATTGGAGTCAAAGGCAATGGTACAGCATTGGAAAAATGGGCATCAAGCAAAATGTTCCGACGCGTGTCCCGAGAAACAAAACATGAAATTGCGTTGGATCATGTAGGTATTCCAATTGCGGTAATGGATGAAATCAAAGGGATGATTGCAAAAAGCGGAGTAACATTTAGTAAAAATACCGCACGAGAATTTCCTTACCTTGCATTTGGATTCATTGGAAATATTGAAGGCGGAGGTAAAAAAGCTGTATGGTATCCAAACACGCAACTATCTAATGTAATTGATGAAGAATACGCTACTGCTGAAGATGAAACAAAAATCGATGATGTAACTGCAAACTTTGTTTCTACAGGACTGAAATACAATAATGTGATGTATGCAAGTTTTGATTCGAATCGTGAAGAAGCGACAATGGATTTATTTGAAAAATTCATTGCTCAACCTGTATACGATGAAGAACAGTGGAAAGCATTGGCTAAAGTTGGAGGTGGCAAATAATGGCCAGACTTGCCGATTATGGGATTCATGTTGATGATTTAAAGAATTCTGCTGTTGTCATTATTCAAGGCGCAGAATTCCCTATTTCATTTACTATGCAAACGATGGAATTTATAGCAGATGTGTATGGTGGAGATTATTCGCAATTTGAATCTGATATGAATGCCATGCTATCTAAAAAAGAAGGACAAATTTCTTCTGCTAACTTATCGCCTAGTGATCTAAAAATCATGCGTGCCTTGATTTATGCCATGCTGCGTACTGGTGGTTTAGAGGAAGATCCAGAAACTATTTTCAAATTTTTGGGAATGAGTGGAGAGGTGCTGTCTGCTTATAGTACCTGTATGGAAATTTTTGCTAGCCAGACATTTCAGGTGGAAGACCTAAAAAAATCCAAGAAGCCACAAGACTTTCAAAAAACGCAAGCAAAAAGAAAGGTAAACAAAAAGAATCGGAAGAGATAGGAACTCCTTGGAGTTTTTATATTTACGTTGCTCTCACTCTATTGAATTGGAGTGAGAGTTTCTTTTTGAAGTCTACACCTAACTTGTGGCTCAAATCTTATTTACAGTGGTTACAACAAAACACCGATTTTGAACCACCTCAATCTGTAACTATGGATAAATCGCCTTGGTGGTAGAAAGGAGCGCTAAGATAAATGGCTGGTAAAGAATCTGATGTCGTTCTTAATTTTAAAACGAATGGCGAAGTCAGTTATTCGAAAACAATCAAAGAAATCAACAAAGAAATGAACTTAGCCGCTGCCGAGTACAAAAACCAAGTGTCTGCGATGGACAAGGATGCAACTCAAACAGAAAAATTGCGAGCGGCTAAACAAAAGTTAGAAAAACAACTGGGGTTAGCTGAACAACGATCTCAAATGTTGAGAGAAGAATATGAAAAATCTGTCAAAGAGACAGGCGAATATTCTGCTGAATCAGAAAAATTATATAAGCAATTGCTTAATTCGGAAACTGGAGAAAATAAGCTTCGTACAGCATTAGAACAGACGAACGATGCACTTAAAGAACAAGGTGACGTTTCTGTTGATACAGCAAAAAAACTCCAGAAAATCGAAGAAACAGGTGAGAAAGTAAAAGGCGTTGGTGAAAAAATGTCTGTTGGAGTAACCGCGCCTATTGTAGCGGCAGGAGCAGCAGGACTTGCAGCATTTGGTGAAGTTGACGAGGCACTTGATACCATCATTACAAAAACCGGAGCAACAGGTGGTCAAGCTGATAGACTTTCACAGTCTTTCAAAAACGTTGGTTCAAATACTCATTTACCTTTACAAACGGTTGGGGAAGCTATTGGTGAGGTAAATACACAATTTGGATTCATGGATAAAAAACTGGAAGATTCAACCAATTATCTCCTACAGTACGCTGAAATCAATGATACAGATGTTTCGCAATCAGCAATATCTGCTCGACAAGCTATTGATGCTTATGGACTAGAATATGATGATTTGAATTCTGTCCTTGATGTAACAACGAAAACATCGCAGAATACTGGTCAATCTGTAGACGACTTGATGCAAAAAGCAATTGATGGCGCACCACAAATTAAACAATTAGGGTTGAGCTTTGGTGAAGGGGTCACTTTACTTGGACAATTTGAGCAATCTGGTGTTGATTCAAGCGCAGCTTTAAGTAGTTTATCTAAAGCGACAGTAGCTTATGCAAAAGATGGAAAATCTCTAAGTCAGGGTCTCGGGGAATTGCAAGACAAGGTAAAAAATGCAGGTTCAGAAACAGAAGCTATTAATGCAGCAGCAGAAGTGTTTGGGACTAAAGGTGGTCCGAGGATGGCCGACGCAATCCGTCGAGGTACGTTAAATTTAGAAGATTTAGCAAAAACCGCAGGAGAAAGTGGGGGAGCTGTAGGAGACACATTCGATGCTACTCTCGACCCAATTGATCAAGCCGATCAAGCTATGAACAATGCAAAATTAGCAATGGCTGACGTAGGTGAAGCAGTCCAAGTAAGCCTTTTGCCTTTCTTTGAAAAAGCAACTTCCTTATTACAGGAATTCTCTAAATGGTGGGGGTCTCTAGATCAAGATACAAAGAATTGGATCATAACAATTGCTGGTATAGCGGCAGCAGTTGGACCAGTACTAATCGTTCTTGGTTCACTTATGGGATCTGTTACAAAAATCGTTGGGGGAGTTAAAAGCTTTATAGGAGTTTGGCAAGGACTTGCTGGTTTATTTGGAATATCTGGGGGCTGGTTTGCATTAGCAGTTATAGCTATTGGCGCATTAGTTACTGGACTAATTTGGGCATATAATAACGTTAAATGGTTTCATGATGGAGTGAATTCTTTCTTCAAAGGTGTTTCAGATGTAGCTGTTGAAATATTCAATTTTTTAGGTGGTTATTTTGGTGGATTTTTCGATGGTGTTATAGCAAATTTCAATAATTTTTATAATGCTGGAAAACGAATTTTCAGTGGTTTTCTAGATTTTATTACTGGAGTATTTACAGGAAATTGGTCAAAAGCATGGCAAGGTCTAGTTGATATTTTTGGAGGTATTTTCGATGGTATTGTTGCTGTAGGGAAAGCTCCTATTAATGCCATGATTGGATTGATCAATGGATTTATTGGTGGATTGAATAATATAAAGATACCAAAATGGGTTCCTGGTGTAGGTGGAAAATCATTTTCTATTTCTAAACTGCCTTATTTAGCGCAAGGGGGTCATCTGATTAATGGACAAGCGATTGTTGGTGAAGCTGGTCCAGAGTTACTGACTGCAAAAAATGGAAAAACAACAGTTACCCCATTATCTGACGAAGAAAAACGCAGAGGTATTGGCGGAAAAGTTTCCGGAGGTAGCATTGAACAGCATATACACATTGGCAAAGTCGATGCAAACAATCCATCTGAGTTAGATCGTATGAATCGTAAATTTGCTAAAGCAAACAAACAGGCTATTCGTGATTTGGGAGGTGTTCCTATTTGAGTCGACAATTTATGAATCCAGATGAACCAAATTTTATTTGGAAAAATCGGAATGCAGTAATTGATATGAATTGCATCATTGAGGCAGAGCTTCCAGATATTATGCCGAACAAGCGATACGAAACTTACACGATTCAGGGCCGAAGCGGAGAATTGACGGAGACGTTTGATGACTATGAACCTTTTGATTTGGAAATAGAAGGGATCACTATTCCACATTCGAAACTGAGAGAAGTCAAACGATGGCTCACTGGTAAAAGCCAATTAATCACACATAATGATCCAGACAAGTATCTAGAGGCTATCTGCAGCATGGATAAAGAAGTCCCTTTCGAAAACGAGTGGGGCTTCTTTTATACATTCGATGTTACTTTTCGTTGTCAGCCACTCAAAAGAAAAATCGGTGAAGCGCCTAAAATTTTTCATTCTAGTGTTATGGATATTTTTGATCATGGTGACGAAATTGCACATCCCTATCTGGAAATAGAATCGAACGGAGGAGATATAACGATCGCTGTCGGTGATAAAAGCCTAACAATACTTAATACGTTAGCTGCAACAATCGTGGTTGATACTCAGCTTGGAAAAGCAATACAAGAAGGTTTGAATTTATTTACGCGTGGTGATTGGCCAGTATTGCAGCCTGAATGGAATCAGGTAAAAATATCCGGAAAATTTAAAGAAGTGCGGTTTTGGAATAGGAGTGTGTATCTGTGACACAAGAATTTATTTATGCTTACAAAAAAATGCCAGATGATTTGAGTGTTAACGGAGCGTCGTTGGTTGACTGGGAAGATTTGCCAGAAATCAATCGTGTATTAAATGGTCAATATCGTTTTTATGGTAACTATTCAAGAAGCGGACAATATCGCTCTTATTTAAAAAAAGGAAATTTTATAAAAGCGAAGGTGCCGGATGGATCATGGCAATACTTCGAAATTTACAATATCAAAAAGAATTTGACGTCTGTTTCTGTAACTGCTCGTCATATTGGATTTATGGCCAATAAAAACTTTATCGTTAAGTCATTCACGGATAACGGTAACGGTTCTCAGATCATGTCCAATCTTAAAAACAGTTTGGCATTTGATCAAAAATTCAACTATCTGTCGAATGTAGGCACAACACACCAATTTACAGCAAGACAAGTCGCGCCAGTTGAAGCAATCATTGGTTCAAACAACGGTAACCAAAATTTGACTGGCGTGACTAGCGCGGAACTTGATATGGATAACTATGATTTGAAACTGGTAAAACAGATTGGATCAGATAATGGTTTCCGAATCGATTTTGGTATCAATTTAGAAGCAATCGAAGAAGAAATAGATGAAGAATCCATCGTAAATAGCCTGTATTTGATTGGCGGGGTTCCTGATAACGATTATGATGAAGACAAAGAACCTATCGAATATGGTTATTTAGAAATTGATGGAGTGACCAATGAGAATCGACGTATTGCCAAACGTGAAAATGGTGATTGTAAAACAGTTGATGAATTGATCAAATGGGGCAAAACCTTATTTGACAATGACCGTATTCACGAGCCAAAAGCTACTCATACAGTCAGCATGGTGGCGTTGGAACACACACTCGAATACGGTGAGATGTATCAAGAGCTAGCGTCTTTACACTTTGGTGATGTCGCTCATGTTAGGGCGAAAGAGCTAGACATCGAGATAAAAGAGCGTATGGTCGAATACACTTATTTCCCAACGCTTGGGAAATATAAGGATATTGTTTTAGGTAATAATTTATCACTGTACACTTCGGCAGTAAATACTCAAGCACAAGAATTGAAAAAGAAAATCGACAATCGAACAGAAACGTTAGTTCAAAATGTGTTGAATGCGACGGCATGGATCACTGGTAATTCTGGTGGGCATGTCGTTTTTCGTCCAGAAAAAGCTCCATCAGAGATTCTTATTATGGATACTCCCAATGTAGCGAATGCGAAGCGTGTGTGGCGTTGGAATTTAAATGGCTTAGGTTATTCAGACAACGGAGTAAATGGCCCGTTTGGCATCGCAATGACGTCGAAGGGTGAAATCGTAGCTAACTTCATTAAAGTTGGGATTATTAATGCCGAAGTTCTTGAAAGCTCAATTAATGATCTGGGCGATGTGCTAAAAATTGTCAAAGGTACGTTACAAATTTGGAATGATAATAAAAAAATCATGGAACTAACCAAGAAAGGAATGGAGTTCTGGAACACCAAGGAATCTATCGGCACAATTGGTACTACTGATTCTGCTGGTAATCCTTTTCCTGGGGCTTCTACTCCAACCCCTATTGAAGATAATTCTTTAGTTATTCGTACAAATGGAGACGGCAAATATATTTTGATTTCTCCTAAAGTAGGAAAAGGATTAGTTTTATTAGGAAATGGTAAAGCAATTTATTTTGGAGACTTAGATGTACAAGGAAAACTTACAGTTAAAGGAAAAGAAATAATTCCTGGACAAGGTGGTGGTCCATCGGGAGGTGGAGAATCTACTGGTGGGTATCCTAGTGAATTAAAAACAGATGCAGAAAAGAGAGCTTGGAGAATTTACGATATTTTGTGTAATAACGGATTTACGAAACAATCTGCATGTGGAATATTGGGGAACATTCAACAAGAAACAGGAGGAACTTTTGATCCTGATACTGTTCAAATAGGTGGACCAGCATACGGATTAGTTCAGTGGGATGGTTCTTCATATCCTCTTGTTGGTCCAGCAACATGGGATGGAAAAGTTTATGTTCAAAACTTATTTAATGCTGCAGGTATTAAAGAACCAATAACGAGCTTAGATGCACAAGTTCGATTGCTTATTTGGACATTTACAAATGGACAATGGATGGGCGTAGTACAACCTACGACGGTTGATGGATTTAAGGCCTGTACTGATCCAAGACAAGCAGCATATGCTTTTGAACGAAACTATGAACGTCCGGCAGCGACACATCCTGAACGTCAAGATTATGCAGTTAACTGGTATAACAAATTTAAAGATTTAAAACCAGGAGGAGCTACTGGAGAAGCAGGACTAAAACATTTAGAGTCTTTGATTGGACAACGAATTGGCAATGGTCAGTGTTATGGCTTGTCTGCAGAATATTCAGGATATCTGGGTGGTTGTGGCATGGGTGCTGGAACAAAATATGGTTTAACTCATGTGATAGGAAATACTTCTGCAGCATCTGATATTGGTATTGCCTATGATTGGTCTGCTGTTGGTTGGAAAGTGATTCAAAACCCTAGATATGATCAATTAGTAGTTGGTGCAATTATTAATTGGGCAAGAGGTGGACAAGTGGGTTCATGGTTTGCAGACGGAACTTATGGACATACTGGCGTTATCCGAGGCTTAGCTAATGGTCGTATGCAAACTTATGAACAAAACACAGAGTTAGGTATGATTTGTGGAAAGTTAGATCGCCAGTATTATAGTGCAAGTGCAATTTCTTCCATTGTCATACCACCAAAATAGGGAGGTGATTTAATGGCAAAGTGGAATGTCATATTAAGTACAACAGAACCCTATAATTACGTGGGGATGATTCAAGTTCGACAAGGCAATAAAAACACTGAAGTTATGGAAGCTACAATTGTCGAAAATGGTCTTCCATATGATTTATCAGAATGTAAGGTATATTTTGAATCAGTTGTTGGCGGAAAATATCCAGTCCAATTAGAAACAAGAATTGTGGATGCTAAAAAAGGGAAAATCAAATATATTTTTGATAAATATTCCATGCAGTGTTTGCATCGACAAACAGCCAATTTCATTATATTTAAAGGAGAAGACTTGATTGGAACAACTCAAGACTTCTCCTATTTTGTCATCAATGCTGTTTCAAAAACAGAAGGAGAAATGGGTTCTTATTGGCAATCAATTGAAGATTTAATTGCTGATATGACAGATTTTATTAATGAAAATAAAGGCGATTTTACGGACTGGATGAATGAAAGGAAAGAAGAATTTGATCGCTGGAGAGAAGAACAGGAGAATAGTTTCCAAGATTGGAGAGAAGGACAAGAATCAGATTATTTGTCATGGTTTGAATCAATCAAGGATATTTTGAAGTCTATCGATCCAGGTGGAGTAATGTTAGCCGAATTAATGGATGCACGTGTTGATATTCAAGGAGTTCGTCATGCGTCTATTTCAGAGCGCTTGCTGGCAGATATGGATTATCTATATCAGAAATTACGAGCAACACTTTTCACGATTGAATACGGTGAGATTGAAGTGACTGATATTTTGCAGGATGATCTCTTTTCAGATAATCACGAAGTCGAAAAAGTTGGAACTGTAGAATTTCCAATTGAAGAAGGAGCTTTGATTATTGCAACTGTTGATGATCCAAAACAGAATGTTTTCACTCTTGAGAAAGTTGGGGTGATTTGATGGTTAAAGTAAAGAGAATGATGGAGACTGATGAATCTGGTGTTAAACGTCAATTTATGCCAATTACACATGTTTCTGCAGTTTTAGGCTTAGAAAAAATGATATCAGGACAATCAAAAGTTCTTTCGGTTAATGGTAAATATGGTGCAGTCATTTTAACGAAAGCTGATTTAGGATTAGAGAATGCAATTACTGAACTACCTTATGCAAGCGAGACAAGCGATGGTATTCTTACTGCTGAAATGTTTCAAAAGATCGTAAATGGAGAAGGTGGAACATATATTTTGCCGATTGCTACTCCTGAACAATTAGGAGGTATAAAAGTTGGGGAACTCTTAGAAGTTACTGAAGAAGGTGTTTTATCTGCAACTAAGCAAACAGACTTCAATTTCTCTGAAGAATTAAAGGGAAAATTAGAATCTCTAAAAATATTAAAAGCAGGTGCAAATATATCAATTGCAGAAGATGGAACAATTAGTTCTACAGGTGGTAGTGGGACTGGTGGTGTTAATCAGTCATATGTAGATCAAAAATTCCAAGAAGCTGTAAATCAAGCAGAAAGTTACACAAACGAAAGAATTCCAAATTTTACTTTTGAAAAAATCGGGGAGGTATAGAAAATGACAGATATCGTAAAAATAAAACAAAGCGGTGTACAGGTTTATCCACAAACTCATTGGAATGCTATAGAAGGCAAACCAACAACGGTGAAGGGAGATAAAGGCGATCCTGGCCAAGCAGCAACAATTACCATAGGAACCGTTTCTAGTGGTTCAACCGCTTCTGTTACGAATGTAGGAACATCATCTGCAGCTAGATTTAATTTTGTTTTACCAAAGGGAGATAAAGGTGATCCTGGAATAAATGCCACAACTACAGCTGTAGCTACAACTACAGCAAATGGGTTGATGTCGTCCACAGATAAAACTAAGTTGGATGGAATTGCAGCTGGAGCACAGAAAAATCCAGGTAATGCTACAACTACGACAGCAGGTTTAATGTCAGCAACCGATAAAGTGAAACTCGATGGATTAACCAATATTACATTTGAGAAAGTGGGGACGGTTTAATGGCTGATATTGTGCAATTAAAAGAAGACGGAGTTGCTAAGTATTTGAAAACTCATGCCAAAGGAATTGATGGTGTGGAGGGTGTTTTAGTAAAAGCCACAGGTAATGAAACGGTCTTAGGAACGAAAAATTTTAAAGACGGATTGCAATTCAATGGATTGCCTGTGCAAGCAGGTATGATCGAGCGAGCTATCACACTAGCTGATCGAAGTGATACAACAAACGTAACTGATGTGAATGGAAAAATAATCAGAATCGGAAACATCGTATTTCTTACTTTTAATTTTAAATGTGGCACATGGCCCGAAGGATCAGAAACTCGTTGGATTTTAAAAATCCCGGACGGTTTCAAACGTGATCAAGGCTATCCAGCGCAAACCGCGCTTTCACTAGTTAGAAATGCAAGTCAGCCAGCGGATGCACGTGCATTCATTGATCAAAGTAGCATCATACAAGCCAAATCAGGTTCAGGTAGTTCATATATTTCAGGTATGTGGATCACTCAAGATCCTTGGCCGGCTTAACAGATTACTAATTGGAGGAAGAGTAAAATGAAAACAATTTATAAAGTATTGTATCCAATGGGATATGAAGAACATCAAGTAGAAGATAACTTTCCAACATCTTTACCATTTGTCGAAGTTCCACCTATTTTGTTTGAAAAGAAGGAAGATGAAACGGATGAAGGTTTCGGAAGAAGACAACAGTCGCAATTCTTTAACTTCACTGAAAATAAGTGGGAAGAAGCAGTTACACAAGATTATTCAAAAAAATTAGAACTACTAGAAAATTTATCTATAGGTTTACAGGTAGATAATGCTGCATTGAAAAAATCAAATGAAGAGTTAACGGAAAAAGCAGATTCGATGGCGCAGTTGAACGCCAAACTGATGCTTAATGATTTAACAATTAATAAAAAAATTGAAGCAATAGAAAAACAAATTGGAGGTGCTTCATAATGTTTAGTTTTAGCGATGTGAAAATGATGTATGATTGGGGCTGTTTTACTGACGATCAAGTTCGACAATTCGTTCCACTATGCATTACAGACGAAGAAGCAGATAAAATCATTAGCAAAGAAGAGAGCGCATCTTAATTGATGTGCTTTTTATTTTGATTCAAGGAGTTGTCACATGATTAATTTAGGGGAATGGGGAGCGATAGCAGGATCAATAACCGCTATCGTTTCTTTGATTTTATTAGTAATAAAACCAATTACTGCATCTTTCTCGAAGATTACTGAGACTCTTTCAAAAGTAAGTCACAATTTAGATTTGCTGACTAAAGATTTAGAATCGAGCAAATCAGATCGATTGATGATTCATGAAGAACTAAAGAAACACGATGAAAGATTAGATACACATGCAGAAAAATTGGTAGAACACACGCAACAAATTAAAACTTTATTTAGGGAGAGAAGAAAATGAATAATAAAACGTTCGAAGTACTAAAATGGTTCGCACTGGTAATTATTCCCGCACTAGCTACTTTCGTGGGGTTAGTTGGTAAAGCGCTCAATTGGCAGTACACAGATATCTGTGTTGTCATCATTACTGGTTTTGGCGCGTTTTTAGGGAGTGTGTTGGGTGTATCAAATCGAACCTACAAAATGTTCTCGGCTGAAAGCGAAGAAGGAGGAAACAAATGAAAAAGAAAATCTTCGTAGGAGCTCTCGTAGCTCTTTTTTTGTTGCCGGTAAACGCATTTGCCTATACGATCAACAATGAATTTAATTTAGGTGCAAATGAAGGTAGTTCTCAAGTATCAAATAACCAATATATTCTATTGCATGAAACAGCAAACGAAACTGCGACAGGACGCAATGAAGCGCAATATATGCAACGTTCATGGACTAGTGCTTATACTGCTTATATTGTGGGAGACGGTGGAATTGTTTACCAAGTTGGACAACCTGGTTATGTACAGTACGGTGCTGGTTCGTATGCTAATGCTAACAGTCCTGTGCAAATCGAGTTACAACACACACATGATAAAGAAACTTTTGAAAAGAACTATAAAGCATATGTTGAATTGGCAAGAGATTCAGCAATGAAATATGGTATTCCATTAACATTGGACACGCCTTATAACCAACCAGGAATCAAATCACATTTATGGGTAACTCAAAACATTTGGGGCGATCACACTGATCCTTATGGATACTTGTCAGAAATGGGTGTGAGTAAGGAAAAACTGGCTTACGATTTAGCCCATGGATTTACAGATGAAAATCCAACAACTTCTGAGAACAAGCCTGTCATTGACCCAACACGAGCAGGTGCAGCAAATCCAACTTTATCAGATGGAACGAACCATTCTCACATTGATCAGTTTGGAGAAATCGAAAATGCGAACTTACACGTCGCTGGATGGCACATCGCTAACTATAAATACGAGTATATTTTCATTATGGACTACAATACTGGGAAAGAATTAGCTCGAGTAAGAGCTGATGGAATTTATAGACCGGATGTAAATCAAGCTTATAATACTTCTGGAAACGTTGGCTATCATGTATCTTTTAACATGCGCAATTTCCCTAATAAGAAAGTATACGTCATGATGCGGGCAACGAATGATCCAGAAGGAAACACTAAAGGCGGTGCGCAAGATTTCCATGACAAACGTTGGTATTTAAATATTCCTAAACGATAAAAATAGCTCCTCGTTGAGGAGCAGTACATAGAATTGAAAATTAACGTTAAATCAAAAAAATATTTACAAGATGTTTATTTAAGTAGATAATAAAAGAAAAAAGCAGGTGAAATTGTGACAGCAGAAATTGGTATTATGAATAAAAGTGGAATCGTGTTAGCTTCAGATTCAGCATCTACGATTGGAGATAGCAAAGTATATAATACTGCAAAAAAATTATTTACTTTGGATTCCATGCATTCTGTAGGTATCATGATATATGGTAATGCTGAATTTAATGGTATTCCTTGGGAAATAATCATTACTCAATATAAGAAAAGCATTGGTAGTTCTGTTTTTAATACTTTGGAAGAATACGCGGATAATTTTATAGAATTTGTCAAAACAGCATCTTTTATTAGAAGTGAACAGACCGAGCAAGAACAAATGATTGGGGTTTTTCAAAAAATAATTTCAGGTTTATTTGAGAGTATAGAAGTAGATATTAACTTTTTAATAAGCCAAGGTACACAAATAGACAAAGATATCCTAGTGAAGTTATTACAAACAAAAATGAATACCAATTTGTCTCAACAGTCCCAGACATTCATTTTAGATATTGAAAAGGCGTTATTTCTTAGTAACTATGGAGAAATATTAAAAGATATTCTTAATAGTATTTCTACAATGGAAGGTGTTTCAGAAGCTATATCAGAGGAAATTCAAAGTTACGTTTATGAAATTATAATTAGAGACGATGTTTATTCTTCCCCTACAGGAATAGTTATAGCAGGATATGGAAGAATGGATATTTTCCCTAAACTATATTCTTATAATATGTTTGGATTTGTTATGAATATTCTGAAATACTCAGAATATGAAAGTGCTCAAATAGGAAATGACAATGGTTCATTAAGATCTACTATATTACCATTTGCTCAGTCTGATGTGGTAAATACTGTAGTTCAAGGGGTAGATCCACAAATTACTAATTATCTGTCGAGTCAAGTCGATAGTTTTGACGATAACGGAAAAAATACCTATATTAATATTATAAAGAATATTTCAGAGTTTCAACAAAATCAATTCATATTTCCGTTACTAAACATGATTGCTTTACTCCCAGTTGAAGAAACAGCAATTATCGCAGAGACTTTATTAAATTTAACCAGTTTTAAACGAAAATATACTACTTCTGTAGAAACAGTAGGTGGCCCAATTGATGTTTTAGCTATTACACCTAATGATGGCCCTATTTGGATTAAAAGAAAACATTATTTTGATATTGATAATAATATTGGATACAGATTGCGAAAGGAGAGAGCGAATGATTACAATAATTAAACCTCAGGAAAAATCCCCTGTTTTGAAATTTAATGAGAGCAATCTAGCCCATAATAAAATGAGTATAACTGATACAGTATTTGATGTAATGGTTGAGCAACAAAAAAAAATTAATAATAACAATAGACAAAGAAAAGAAATTAACCAATATTAATGTTTTTTCTGTTGCGTTTTTTGCAGTCATAATTTAAAACCTCGCTCAATCTTGGGCGAGGTCTTTTTTTATTTTTCTGAAAAGTTAAAGTAAATAATAGCATAAAATAATATATTTTACAAAGAATAAGTACAATCTAGTTTTTTGCTATTAAATGTGTAATAATAAATATGCCATCACAACATGAAGAATGAAATCCATTATTATCTAGTCTAGTCCATTCTTTTTGTTTGCAGTATTTGTGATGGCTTTCCGTACCCTTAGCTCAGTTGGTCAGAGCAGACGGCTCATAACCGTCCGGTCGTAGGTTCGAGTCCTACAGGGTACATTAACGTAGCCATTTGAATCGTTCTGTGTTAGAATTTTTTTGAAGAGTATTATACAAGCTAAAGCTTTTCTTCATTGCCACTCAAATGAGTGGCTTTTTTTATGTATCCTTTTATGGATTAATGAAAGGATGTTTCACATAGTTATACTTCTGTATATTTGAAAAGTTTTACTTTGATTTTTTAAATAGAAAGACATTTGGGTTAAATTGTGAGATAATAATAAAGAAGAGTTTAAAGCGCACCCCAAACCACTTCCCCCATAAGTGTGTTACGCTTTAAACTCTTTTATATTTGAAGCCATTAAAAAGCATACCATATTTTTGAAAAAAAGTGAGAAAAAAGGCTTACAATTGGAGTGGTAGTTAATTAGTGACTTATTTTTGATTTTATAGCACTGATACTATAAAATATAGATATCATCATATTACACAATCTTAATACTAACTTAAAAAATATCTCCTTTCACAAGTATGGTGATAAAATTCGTTCCGGGCTACCTTTTTAGGTAGCCTACTTTAATCTTTATACCTTTCTGGATCAACGAAAGTATACTTTATATAGTCATAACGCCGATGATCGCTACGTGCGTCCGGCACGTCAGTCATGAATCGGCTACACTAGACTAGACAGAAAAAATAAGGTGTGTAGAATAATAAAAAAACACACTGGAGGATTTTTTCATGTCAAGACGTCAACGAAGAACCTATTCAAAAGAATTCAAACAACAAATCGTCGATCTCTATCTCGCTGGTAAGCCTCGCGCAGAAATTATTCGAGAGTATGAGCTTACGCCTTCTTCTTTCGATAAATGGATGAAGCAAGCACAATCAACGGGCTCATTCAAAGAAAGAGACAACTTAACACCAGAACAAGCAGAATTGATCGCACTAAGAAAGAAAAAATAAGCAACTCGAAATGGAGAATGATATTTTAAAGCAAGCGGCGCTGATATTCGGACGAAAAGACAAGTAATTGATGCCAACAAGCATAAATATTCCATATCAGCGATGTGCAAAATTCTAAATATTTCTCGTCAAACCTACTATTATCAAGCGAAACCGATCGAAAATGAGTCCGACTTAGAAGAGATCGTTCAGGAAGAGTTTATTCGAAACCGAAAGGCTTACGGTACCCGAAAATTGAAGAAGTGTTTAGCAAAGCGTGGGCTTCAACTCAGTCGGCGCCGAATCGGTCGAATCATGAAACGCCGCGGATTGACATCTACCTATACGATCGCTCATTTTAAAGGGCAACGAACAGCTTGTAATGAAGCGAAAACAGCGAATGTATTAGATCGGACCTTTACACAAGAACAGCCATTGGAAGCCATCGTTACGGATCTTACTTATGTTCGCGTGGGGAAAAAGTGGCATTATATCTGCTTAATACTTGATTTGTTTAATCGAGAAATTATTGGTTATTCCTGTGGTGAGAAGAAAGATGCCTCATTGGTAAAAGAAGCCTTTGGACGGATACCGTATTCTTTAACAGACGTCAAGCTTTTTCATACAGACCGGGGAAAGGAATTTGATAACCAAACCATTCATGAGATTCTGAATGGTTTTGGAATTACTCGTTCATTGAGTAGGAAGGGTTGTCCGTATGATAATGCCGTTGTGGAATCAACCTATAAATCTGTCAAAGTAGAATTCGTGCATCAATACCAATTTGAGACACTGGCACAGCTACGTCTAGAATTGTTTGATTATGTGCATTGGTGGAACTATCTACGCTTACATGGCACGTTGGCGTATGAAACACCGATCCAAATTCGACAACAGAGATTGGCGAAGCGAATCCTTGATAATGAGCGCGGATCTGATACCTCTGGAGAGGCAGCGTAATTGAATGATTGTGCTTCTGCCGGAGAAAATCAGATCCGAGGATGCTCATTGTCAAGGGCAATCGTAGCCATAACACCGCAGCATTCACAACACCTTATAATTTTTGTCAAAAAAAGTGTTGCCATTCCACTTTTTTAAATATGCGTTCTCTGCTCTTAAACGAATAACTTCTTCTTCAAGAGACTCATCTTTAAGTTTTTTAGGAATGTTTAGCTTGGAATTCATACTAATTTTTCTGCCCCTTTTTTGGCTCTCAAGTGAAGAAGCACCGCCTTCTTCATATTGCTCTATCCATTTACTTAGAGTTCTATTTGAACCGATATTAAATTTTTTAGCAGTTTCTTGGATAGAAAGACCATTTGTTTCCATATATTCTATAACATCAAGTTTAAATTTTGTAGTGTAGCTTTTGCCACCTCCAACCAAGCCTTCCCAACCATGATAGTTATAAATCCTTACCCAATGTCTAACCAGTGTACGATTTATTTGATATTTATGTGCAAGATATTTGTAGCCGCCTTCGTTATTTAAATAGTCTGAAACTACTTTTTTCTTAAAAACAAATGTATATTTCCGCAAAAAAAGCACCCCTTTTAATTAGATTTCTAGTCTAACTTTTGGGGTGCACATCATTTTTGAGGGGAAGTACATATAGTTGTTGATATAGTTGCTAATATTGTTAGCTAATTTGTTAGTAAAACTGTATACGAATTTAGATAGTAAAAAAAACAGTTTGTTCCTTATATAGAGGCACTTTTACTACTGATTAAATGTCAGATATGCTTACAAATATACTTATAAATATGCTTACAAAATTAGCTAATATTTCCGTTGACAAAGCTTTGTTACTATTGTTAAACTAAATTGACTAGCAAAAGTGAAACATAAATTTATTAAATAAATGTAAAAATTAGGAGAAATCAATGTCTTATAGAGTACAATTAATAATTTCAGAAGATGTAGAAAGTCAGCAATTTGGCACTAATGTTATTAATAAAGTAATTAATCCAGCTCTTTCTATTAATGCGCCTTTAATTCCTACTGCTTTATCATTTTCTGTAACAGCTGTGGTGTCTGAGATAGAGGATACAGAAAAGATAAAAATAGTAGAAATTGAAGTTTTAAACAAGAATGAAAAACAAATTTTTTCTACGGGTGAAGTATCGGTAAGCTTGCCTCCTCAAGTTAACGATATAAACTTTAATATAAACGCCAGAAATGTCTTGGTTGAAGAAGCAGGAGAGCATTATGCTGTTGTTAAATTTAATGGAACTGAGATTGGAAGGCAAATCTTTGATATCAAGGTCAACAAACCAGTGGAAAAAAATTAAGGAGACGATACGGATGCTTGATATAGTACCATCAAATACACATCGGAGTGGTAGCTTAATAAATTTTGCTGCGATTTTTGCTTGCGCATCGGTAATTCTAGCATCTCCAGTTGTTGTGGATGCAAGTTCTACTCCGAAAACTAAAAATGATAATCAACTTGTAATTACTACAAAAAATGAGATTAACACAATTTCAAGTAATGATGGCAAAATTTTTGATGTGATAAATACGGTTTTAAAAAGAAAAGCTGAAATCAATATAAAATATGATGAAGATTTAAACTTGTATTTCTTTGTTATCAAAACAACATCTGAATTGTTTTCCTCAGATTACGATGTTTTGGATACTCTCGATAATGTATTATCTGACTATAAATATATGGGGAAATCTGTAGTAGCAACTTTGGGGGAATAAAATGTTTGACTTTAATGAATATTTATCTATTTCCAAACAAATTGAATCAGATGATAAATATAATTCTAAAGAATCTTATAGAAGAACTGCTGTTTCAAGAGCATACTACAGTGCTTTTAAAAAATCTGATGAGTATTTGAAAGAAAATTATGATATTATTTATAATGGAAGTAGCGGAAAAGGAAGCCACCAAACCGTTTGGAATTTGTTTTCAACAGTTAAGGAATTGAATACCTTAGGAATACATAATAGTGGGTATAGAATGTTAGAGAAAAGAAAATGTGCTGACTATATTCCTAATGAAACCATTACGAAAACAGATATGGCGCTGATGAATCGAGAAGCAGAAAAAATAATAAACAAACTCACCTAATGAATTTCAAGCGAGTTTGTTTGTTATTTTTTTATTTAATCTTTGTATCTTTCTGGATCAACGAAAGTATACTTTATATAGTCATAACGCCGATGATCGCTACGTGCGTCCGGCACGTCAGTCACGATATCAAACAAAAAGTATACACCCTTCTTCATTCTAGTTTTCGCAGCAGGAATTTTGAAATAGTTCTTATTAGAATAGTAGAGATTGATTAATAAGCTATCTTCGATTGCTAAAAAGAAAACTTCTGAATCCCACACCTTATAAAAATCTTTGACAAATCTATTCGAAGGATCGAATTTAAACCATAATTGTGTTTTTCCTTCCATTAACAT